CGTGACCTAGCTGTAAGGTCAGATAGGTTGACGGATGGTGATTTTGAATGTTTCGATGGGACTCATGGTGAGTTCAAACATGAGTTTGATATTTCACTTTATTCAAGAGCTTATCATCCAATGTATCATGGAGAGATACTTGGATTGAAAAACGTGATGAAAGACGCCCATGCAATTACTGCTAATGGCGTCCATTATAATACCGGCACCACAGTTTTATCTGGAGGAGCTGATACCTCCTTGGCAAATACTTATATTGATGCTCTAGTTTCCTATATTGCTTTAAGAGTTGAAGGTTTTGAACCTATTGAGGCCTTTGACAAATTAGGGCTTTATGGAGGAGATGACAACTTAAACGCTGATGTGAATGCCAGCACATTGGTGAAGGTAGCAAATAAACTTGGATATCACTTGAAAATGGAAACTATTCTAGCTGGTAATCCTGTCCCCTTCTTAGGGAGAGTCTTTCTTGACCCTTGGTCCACGGATGCATCCATCTGTGATGTACCAAGGCGACTCCGAACATTGCACCTTACAATTACACCTAAAACTGTTCCAAATGAAGTGGTTTTGTACCGTAAAGCAGAATCTTATGACATAACTGATCCTACCACTCCTATCATTTCTGAATGGAGTGGAATGATTCGACGTGTCTGTAACGATATACCTGGAAAATTTTATGAACAAACTGATCGTGAACGTCCTTTTATTGTTGATCCCAAGAATAATTGGACACATCCATCAGGCATAGAATTGGATTATGCTGCACATTACATTGCTGCTAATCTTGGTTGCTCAATGAATGAGTTGAACAAGTTACGTTCGCATTTAAAGGGTCTCAAGAGTTTGGAAGAGCTGAAATACACTTTACACGCTAAACCGGTAGTTAAACTGCCGGCGGTATGTGGAGGTGTGTTTTATACTTAAGTTGTCGTCTGTTGTCCAAAATCACCAATGAGTCAAACATTGGTGGATGTAAGAAATTACACCACATGAATCAAGCTAGTAAGAAAACTACGAAAAAGAAATCGAATCCACCGCCAAGGCGCACTGCTAGGAAGAAACAACAACCGTTTCTGAGCAATGCCCCTCGTACACCTGGAACGATTATCACTACTCTTGGTCGCAAAAGGGCTAATCCGGTTGCTCTTAGTCATTATGTTAAGTGTCGTATTGACCCTTTTCATTCTCCTGGGGGCGCGGGTATTCCAGACGGTCAAAACTCAAATTTTGTTGTTGCTGACACCTTTAGCGTCAATAATTTTTCAGCCACCGTTGCCGGACAATCAATTGTTATTCAGACCACAAACACCTTACCATCGTGCGCTATGATTGCTTCACTGTCACCCATGACGGTTGATGGACTTACTGTAGCAGCGTCAACATCTCTTCAACCAGTTGCTGCCACCGCCAGTACTTCTTGGTATCCTATTTGTATACCTAGTAGTTACATTGGCTTGGGAGCTGCTGATACAGTGTTCGCTGATCCTTATCAATCAAGCACAGCACGTATGGTTTCTTGTGGATTTCGGTTAATTTACACTGGTCCTGCACAAACTTGTGCTGGTACTATACGTATAACACCGAATAACATTGGTTGGACTATTGGAGCACCATCAACCGCTGGTGCAACCGTTGAAAATGTTACAAGAGCTGGAGCTCCTGGTGCCAATTTGGTTATAGGTACTCCAATCATTGTAGCTGATATTAATATCAACTCCACGGCTATGACTCGATCAACTATGACCTTACGACCTGAACAAGGACTTTATGTGTTGCCAACACATAAAGCTAATAATTTTAAGAATCAACCAACCTATGTGGTCCCTTATGTGCCAGTTGCAAATGTCAATCAAGCTGGCGTTGCCGTTAATCAAAACAATTTGTGGCGTGATGCTGGAGGTTCGCCCATCACGTTGGGAATTGTCTGGTTCGACAACGACTGGGCTTGTTACCAAATTGCGTTAAGTGGGCTCAACGCTGACGCTTCGTTCACTCTTGAAGCCGTTGTCTGCGTTGAATATAATCCAGCCGTCACTTCCCCGTGGTTCCCCAACTCTATTGGCTCCTCACCTAATAAACCAGGTGAGATAGCTCAAGGTCAGGCAGCCGCGGAGAAAGTGCAAATGGCACCTGCTACTAAATAGCAGGTACCAGCGATTGCTCAAAGTCCCACTGAAGCGTTGATAATTCGTGAAGGTCCTGATCATCACGTCAACGTACAACATACTGACACAAGAGACCCCACTTACCACCATGTTGGTGAAGGTAAGACGATACGGATTGACTCAAGTAGCCCGTACGCGTATAAAGGTCCTTCACCAAATCAACTGCCTCCACCTATTTATAATTACACTGACCATTCCGTCGAATTTCATCATGAATTGGATAAAAGTGGTAATCAACGGCCCATGATGCGTCTTGGACCTTACTCTCA